AAAAGGGGACCGGACTATTGGTCGTCCTGTTGACCTGTGCAAAAAGTTAAAGGTATCAAAGCCGACCCTTCTAAAAGTGCTTAAAACGCTGACTCCTTTCGCGGTTACTCAGCAATCAAGGTGGTTTAAGATTGTCGAGGTAACAAGGGAACTCAAGAAGCGCCGGATGATTGGTCCCAATACGAAGCCGGATATTGAGATATCGAAGAAAGACGCACAGATACAGCAGATATTGGCGCAGACGAAGTTGAAGGAACTGGAAATAGCGGAACGGGAGAAAACCCTAGTTTCTGTTGATGAGGTTGGAAAGACTGCGGAGAGGTTCATCATAGGGGTGAAGCAGATATTGCTTACGTTCCCTGATAGGTACTCTGTCCAATGCGAGAACAGGACAGCGGGGAACGTGAAGAAAATCCTACAGGGTGGAATTGACGAGGTGCTGAATGAACTTGCGAGTTTCGACCCCTGCGGGGACGGAAGCCTATCAAGCGAAGATGCGGATGAGCATGAAACTGTTTCAACCTCCGGAACGAATGACGGTGGATACATGGGCGAGGAAGTACCGGAGGCTGTCATCGGAGTCGTCAGCGACGGCGGGGAGATGGCAACCGAACCGAGCGCCATATCAGAAGGGAGTGATGGAGGCGATATCCGATCCTGACCTTGAGGGGATCGTTTGGGTGGCGGCTTCACAGGTTGGAAAGACCGAGGCAGAGTTAAACGCCATCGGGGCATGGGTAGACCTTGACCCTGGACCCGTACTAATCGTTTATCCTACCCTAGCCGTTGCGCAGGACTATTCAAAAGACCGTCTTACTCCGATGTTCCGAGACTCCCCACGGCTAAAGAATAAACTAGCAGACAATAAGGAACGTTCGGCAGACAATTCTCTCCTGCATAAAAGGTTCCCCGGAGGGCATATAACTCTCGCTGGGGCTAACTCGCCGGCATCGCTGGCAAGCCGGCCGATCCGATACCTGATTTGTGATGAGGTGTCGAGGTGGGAACAGTCGGCGGGGAAGGAAGGAGATCCCCTTTCCCTCGCTTTCAAGAGGACGATTACATTCCATAACCGAAAGATTATCCTTGTTTCCTCTCCTGGCAACGAGGGGGTATGTAGAATTAGCGCGGCTTTCGAGGAAACTGATAAACGATATTATTATCTTCCGTGTCCAAAGTGCGGGTTGTATCAGAGGTTGGAGTGGAGGAACGTCCGATGGGGTCGGAGTCCTTCGGGGGAACATTTACCCGAAACAGTCTTTTATCTTTGCGATGGGTGTCAAGAGCATATTAAGGAACGCGAGAAGCAGGCGATGCTCGAAGCGGGGGAATGGAAGGCGACCTGCAAGGCCAATAACCCGAAGTATGCCGGGTTCCATCTGAACGCCTTATATAGTCCCTGGCTGTCATGGAAGGACATCGTTATAGAACACCTTGAAACAGACCGAACGAGGGATGCACTACGTCGTCAGGTCTTTGTTAATACGGTTCTCGGGGAGACTTGGAGGGTCAAGGGAGAGGGGTTTGAGGCCGATAGCCTGCTATCCAGGAGGGAGCCGTATACCTCGGAAGTATTGCCTGATGGGGTATTACTTCTCACCGCAGGGGTGGACGTGCAAGACGGGATGCTCCAATGGGAGGTGATCGGGTACGGGAGGAATAACGAGTCCTGGGGTATCGAGTGGGGCCAGGTGATCGGGGACTTAAACCAGAACGACGCATGGGCCGCCCTGGATACCGTGTTGCAGAGGGAGTACAAATTGAAGTCTGGTAACAAGATGGGGATTGTAACGGTCGGGATAGACTCGGGAGGGCATCATACGCAGACTGTTTATCAATTCTGCAAAGAACGTCATTTTAGGAGGGTCTATGCTATTAAGGGGCGGGGTGGGATGGGGGTCAATGCCCTGTCAAAGCCTAATACAGTCGAGCCGTCGAAGTGTATGTTATTTTCCCTGGGGGTTGATGCACTTAAAGCAGACTTCTACAACAGGCTTAAAATCACGGAGCCGGGGCCTGGATACTGTCACTTCCCAATACAGTACGGGGCCGACATCATGGAGCAATTCACCTCGGAGGAGCAAAAGACGACGTTCAGGAACGGGTTCCCACATCAGGCGTGGGTGAAGAAGAACAATACGATACGCAACGAGGGGTTAGATATACGAAACTATGCCCATGCGATGATGCTGGTATTAAATCCAGACTGGGATGTTATCGCGGAGAACGTATTCAGGCAGGATACCAAGCCGGAGGAAGCGCCGGAACCGCTACCAAAGAGGAGGAACTGGGCAACGGACTGGTAAAAAATTATTGGAAACTCCACAGATGGGGGTGATAATCCCCGCAGTACGCGTGGGGTGGTATGAATGAGCATTCCGACAACCGAACCCTCTGTTTTGGTTGCTGGTGATTTTTGGACTTGGGAAAAAGATATTCCCGATTACCCCGCTACCACCTATGACTTGTCGTATGTTTTTTTCAATGAGAAAACTCCCGCTACAAGATTTTCGGTTGACGCGACGGCAGACGGTGGCACGTTCCTAATTGAAGAAAGCGATACGAACACGCACACGGCGGGGGATTACGCGTGGCAATCCTTCCTCACGGATACGACATCAAAGAGAATCCTATACGCCAGGGGCCGAGTTGAAATCAAACCGGACCCCCTCACCTCCACGGCGGACCAGAGAACCCATTCTCGGATTTGTTTGGAGTCCATCGAGTTAGTGTTAGAGGGAAGGGCGGGGAACGATGTTCTGTCCTACACCATCGGAAGCCGCCAGTTGGGTAAAACACCTATCGCGGAACTCCTCAAGATGCGTGATTACTACGCCGCGAAAGTCAAGAGCGAAGAAGCGGAAGAAAAAGCCGAGCGCGGAGAAGATGACGGGCGTTTGATCCGTGGCGCGTTCTACGAGGCCCAATGATGATTGAGCGATTCATCAATTACCTGCGAGAGAAGTTTACATACTTTGGAGGGGCGAAGTCTACGCGCCTATCCTCGGACTGGCTTTCTCAAGCCGCGTCGATTGACAGGAAGATTTACGCAGACGGGAACACGCTCCGCGCAAGAGCGCGGTCCCTTGCTCACGAAAACCCACTTATGGCGAGAAGCATATCCCTGATCCGTTGCAACGTCATCGGGTCTACTGGGATTCGGTTGCAGATGAAGGTGACGGACCCCGGAGGAACACCCGACGACTTTGCAAATAAAAAGATTGAGGCGGGGTGGTATGAGTGGTGCAAGAAGTGCGGGACTCGCGGGGAGAGTTGGATTGAGCATCTTATTCTCGATGCTTCATCGTATGCGGTAGACGGAGAGGTGTTTGGTAGAATCGTTTTCGGGAAAGAAGGAATCCAGGTCGAGGTCGTTGACGCTTCTCGGATTGACATAAACCTGAATCGGAAGAAGGACAAGTCGCAGAATGAAATCCGAATGGGGATTGAGATAGATGACTGGGGGAAGATGACGGCTCTTTGGGTCATCAAGCAGAGCGATATTGACTATCGCCTTCCTTGGGAAAACATGAGAGGGTTTTACCAGAGAATCCCATCGTCCGAAGTGTTCCATTTCTTCATCCCAACAGAGCCGGGACAGACTAGGGGATACCCGCCCATCGCGCCCGTGATGAACTCCCTCCACCAGTTGAACGGGCTAAACGAGGCGCAACTGGTTTCCGCTCGTGCAGGTGCGGCACAGATGGCGTTTTTCAAGAATACTGGCGATGCAAAGTGGACCGGGAAGGACTCGAACGGGAACCCCGAGATGCGGATTGAACCCCTCTCGATGCAGGTGCTTCCAACGGGGTACGAGTTAGAACAGTTTAAGCCGGAGATACCTGACAACTACGAGGCGTTTTCAAAGTCAATCATGCGGAACATTGCTGTCGGGATTGGGCTTTCTGTTCCTGCTTTGACTGGCGACTTGCGAGAGGTGAATTTTTCGAGCATCCGAGCGGGAAACGCACAGGATCAGGAATACTTCAAGTTAATCCAGAAACTATTCATTGACAGGATAGTTACCCCGATCTTTGAGGCATGGCTGAATTACAACCTGATGAACGGGAAGTTGGGACTCCCTTATAGCAAGTTTGATAAGTTTAACTCTCCCTCGTGGTCCTGCAAGCGGTGGCCCTATGTGAATCCCCAACAAGAGGCGTCTGCGAATCAGGCAGAGATTGACATGAAAACGAAAAGCAGAACGCAGATTGTTGAGGAGAACGGCGGGGACATCGAGGAGACTTTTGAGATGATCCGCAGGGAAGAAGCCCTTGCGGTAAAGATGGGGATTAACTTGGCCCCCCCTACAAAGACGGCACAAACGACGGAGGATAGCAACGATGGAAACGGAAAAAAACAAACAACCGAAGATTGAAAAGTTTGCTTCTTCGGTTTCTGACAAGGTTTCGTCCTTCGTGGATGAAAAGAACAGAACAGCAGACCTAATCTTCTCTACTGAGGATTTGGTGCAGAGGATGATTTTCACGGGGAAGGGATGGGAGGAGGCTTTCATCCAATTGGCCCATGAATCGGGGAGCGTTGACCTTTCGAGGCTGAATGATAATGCTCCTCTTTTGTGGATGCACAGCGGAGAGGACATCATCGGGGTTGTCGAGAGCGCATGGGTTGACCTGAAAGAGAAGAAGGGGAAGGCGAAAGTCCGGTTTTCCAAGGGAGAACTTGGAGATAAGATTTTCAAGGAAGTGCTGGACGGGATTATCACGAAGGTTTCGGTTGGGTTTGAATATCCCGACTACTCGAAAGATGCGGAGAAGGTTGAAGAAAAGGATGGGTTGCCTGTGTACCGGGTAAAGAAGTGGTTCCCGGTGGAGATGTCGATGGTCAGTATTCCTGCGATTAACGGGGCCAAGGTGGGCAACTCGTTAATTGAGGAAAAACCCAACGCCGAGGAGGTTGAAGTGGCCCGGAAGGCCGCTGAAACCCTGAAAGCGAAGGAATCAGAAGAAAAACAAAAACTATTGCAGAGGTGCAACGTGGAAGAGAAAGAAATGCAGGAGAAGTTGACGCAGACGGCGAAGGAGTCCCGCGAGGCCGAGCAGAAGCGCGTCCGTGAGATTTACGCCATCGCCAACAAGAACGAGAAGAGCGTGAAGGACATGAAATCGCTGGCCGAGAAGGCCATCGGTGACGGTTCCTCGCCGGAGATGTTCGGTTGCAAGGTGCTGGAAAGCATCCAGAGCGACCCTATCGCTCCCGCTTCGCAGGTTGGCATGAGCGCGAAGGAAACCGAGAAGTATTCGGTTATGAAGGTTGTCCGTGCGCTCTACTTCAACGAGAAACTGGACGGGCTTGAGAAGGAAGCCCATGACACTATCGAGAAACGCGCAAACCGTGCGGCTCGTGGTGTGTTCGTCCCTGCGGAGATCCAGAACCGCAAGATGCAGATGAGCGAACAGGAGCGCGAGAAGTATGCGCTTCAGGTTGGCGGGACCGGTGCGTACCTCGTGGGGCAGTACCACGATTCGGCCAGTTTCATTGACCTGCTCTATGCCGAGAGCATGGCCCCTCGATTGGGTGTCACGATGCTTCCTGGGTTGACGGGGGATGTCGATATTCCTCGCCTGACCACGGGGCATACCGGCTATTGGGTTGGGGAGTCTACGGCCCCTACGGCCAGTACTACTGTTTTGGG